AACAAAGCTGCGATCTGCGCAAAAGTCGCAGGTTGTCCCGTCGTTACTGTCAAAAGATGTTGAGGAAGTTTGTGGTGTCCCACAAAAATGGGGTCCGCCTAGAATGGACCCTAACTGGAAACCTTTTAATGTTAATGTAGGATTATTTTCTGACCCGTCATTGATGTTTCCTCCTGCTTTGTTGCGTAAAGCACAATTAGATTGGGAGGAGCCCTTAATTGAGGCTATGAAACATTATGTAAGGAATGAAGATTTTCGTCCATTAACTATGGAAGAGACAATTTTAGGTATTGATGGAAAGAAATATATCGATCCTATGCCTATGTCTACCGGAATGGGTTTTCCAGTATTTGGGAAAAAGAATAAACGCGGTATTAATGGTGAGTTCCTCCATTTCGACGAAGTTCGAGAAGGTGAGGTTTTAATATCGCGTACTCCGAAACCCCATGTTTTGGAGGAATACAACAGGTTAGAAGACTGTTGGAAACGTAACGAGAGAGGATATCCCGTTACATCGGCTACATTGAAAGATGAGCCGACTAAACTCACAAAAGAAAAGGTACGAGTGTTCCAAGCAGCTCCCGTTGCTTTGGGCATGCATATTCGCAAATACTTCTTACCTATTGCTAGGTTTTTGCATATGCATTCATTACTTGCCGAGTCCGCTGTAGGAACAAATTGTTTTTCTACAGAATGGCAAGAATTAATGGACCATGCCAACAAATTTGCGCCAGATGGGAAAATTCTGGCGATGGATTATTCGAGTTATGATACACGTATGTGTTCTCAGTTAACTCGAGCATCTTGGGAAAGCTTTATCCGTTTAGCGGAAGTAGGAGGCTATCCTAAAGATGCTATCAACATCATGAAAGCTATGGTAGTTGATATAACCCATCCTCTAATGGATATTAATGGAACCCTTCTTATGGCTATGAATATGAATACCTCAGGAAATAACATGACAGTGGATGTCAATGGTACTTCTGGTAGTTTTCTAGTCAGAATGGGTTTTTTCTATTACTATGTAACGGAGGAAAATTTTAGAAAATGGGTCGCCGCATTGACTTACGGTGACGATTTTTATGGGAGTGTACATAAGAATTTTCGTAGATTTAATTTTCGTTCATACAAAGCATTTCTTGAACGTTTTGGAATGAAAATAACATTACCTAGTAAAACAGATGATGTTGTTGATTTCCTTGATGTGAAAGATGCTGACTTCCTGAAAAGGAAAAGCAATTTTATCCCCGAAATCGAATGTACAATAGGTCAGCTTGAAGAAGATAGTATTTTTAAATCTCTTCATTCTAACCTAAAGTCTGCAGTCTCAACCCCGCGCGAGGTTGCAGCAAGCTGTGTAGAAACAGCTTTGCATGAGTGGTTCGCTTTTGGTCGGGACCACTATGACATGCGTTTAAAACAAATGCAGGAAGTTTGTGCGAGGCAAGATCTTCCTGTACCTGCCCTTAATGTCACGTTTGATGAACGTGTCGCCAAGTGGAAGGAACAGTACCAATTAAATCATCAAAATTCCTGTTAGAAATAAACGGACCGATTTGATTCGAAGGAGCATGTCCCCAGCTCAAAGGTGGACCCTCGGTATGGGAGAGGATTTCCCATTAGGATTAAGTTCTGAATATATTTCTGCTACTATTGCAGACCTGAGTATAGCAATTTTTATTGCTGGCTTGCTCATAAAGGCCAATCAAATTAATGATTGGAGCAAGTTTGAACCCCAAGGAGATGTTTCTTCTGAAATCCCGTCAGGTACTCTGGCATCTGGAGATGAACGTGAACAAAACGTTCAATTCAATGATGCTCATCCTGGTTTCGTCGATTCTCGCGGAGTGGTAAATGATCCACTGCGTACGAATCTAGATGATTCAGCCATTTCATTAGAAAATTTCTTTAAAAGACCTCTCAAAATAGCCAGTGTCAATTGGACACAAGGAGGTACTTTTACGGGGCTCACTATTGACCCATGGGATTTGTATTTTACAGATTCACGAGTTATCAATCGTATTGCCAATTTTAAGCTAATGAAAGCAAACCTTGTTTTGAAATTCGTTCTCAATGGAAATAGTTTCTTCTATGGAAGATTACTTATTTCTTATCGCCCGCTTTTAGCTTTGGACACGATTGATCAGTATATTTTAGGTGATGAGTCTTATCAGGTGCTTGCATCACAGAGACCTCATTTGTATTTAAATCCTACAATATCTCAGGG